GGTGTACCTGATTTATGTATACCTATTCCTAAAGGAAAATTTCATGGGCTTTATATTGAAATGAAGCGACAAAAGGGTGGAAAATTATCCGATGCGCAGTTATATTGGCTGACCCTTTTACGTGAGCAAGGTTATTTTGCAGAAATTGCAAATGGGTACGAAGAAGGGCGCGACATTGTAGAACGATATTTTGCATTAGATTTACCCTCATGAAAAATCCTGTTTATTGATTTATTTTTCCCCTCATGGTCGAGGGGATTTTTTTAAAGGTTACGGATGATTGCCAGTCGATGTTGCAAAGATTCTGTTTATGTCTATTCAGGCTATGAAGGGACAAGTTTCTATATGTGTAATAAATGTAATAGGCCTTGTGATACGATATTCTCTTTAGGAATGATGAGCGAATGTCACGATGACACCCGAATCGAAACTAAAACTGAAACAACTATTGGTTAGTCATGAATCGTATAAACAATTTCCATATACTGATACCACTGGTCATCTTACCGTGGGTATTGGGCGCAATCTCAGCGATCGTGGTATCTCTACCACTGAGGCCTTTTATTTACTGGATGATGATATTTTATATTTCACTAGTAAGCTTAATCATTTCCTTAATTTCTTTTCTACCCTTGAAGAAAATAGACAAATTGCCTTAATTGATATGTGTTTTAATTTAGGTGTTCAAGGATTTCTTAATTTCACACATATGATATTGGCTTTAGAAGCTAAAGATTATGATCGTGCTGCTAATGAGATGTTGGAAAGTAAATGGGCAGAGCAGGTGGGACAAAGGGCTATTATATTGGCTAATATCGTGAGAAGTGGTGTCATTTAGCCATATTGCTCAATTGCTGAGGCGATCATTAAGATAAACCATATCAGGTAAAGTACAGCCATTGTATTTGTCCAATTATTAATTTAAAGTAATTGAAATGTACATTAAATACCAAGGATGGTCAATAGTCCGAGGTATTATGCTTAAATTCTATAATCAAACTAATGGTCGTTATTATTATATGTCGATAGAAAGGGATTTATTTGATGATTATGTGCTTAATGTGGTTCGGGGTGGGATTAGTAAGCGGATACACTATAACCCGTTTGTTCATCAAGATGTTGAAAAGGTACATGGAGAAATCGCAAGATTGTCCAGGATTCGATTACAACGAGGGTATACATTAGTAAATGATTAGGTAATAATATGATCAAATCAAGCAAAGGAATTGCAAGATATGTCAGTCGCCGGAAGACCTCCAAAATATACTCCTGAAAGAATAGCTGCCATTCTGGACAGCATCTCAAATCGTATTCCTTATGAAATAGCCGCAGAAGCCAATGGCATTTGCGAAGACACGCTTTATGATTGGATCAATACCGGAAAGGCTGATAATAAAGCTGGAATTGATAGCATACTTGCTAAATTTTCCGAGGATATTAAGAAGATTGAGCAAGAAAGAATCAAACATCACCTCGATAAATTAGATGGAAATGTTGAGCGCTGGCAGTCTGATGCATGGATATTAGAGAGACGATGGCACAAGCATTTTGGCTCAAATGTTCAATTCAAAGAAATGGATGAGCGGCTGAAGAAAATGGAAGCATTAATCACCTCTCAAGCTGAACAAGGAAAATAATCATGCTGAAGAAGAAAGAAGAAAAAAAACCTGCGAAGAAAAAGAAATTCAATCCTGATGTTAATCCTGTTCAAGCTAAAACCCATGCCAATGTTCATAGAACTTTAAGAGGAACTCGAAAATGAGAGATGAAGCCCCTTTTTTAGATATGCCAGAAGGATTGAATGGCATTAGATATAAACAAGAGTTTGTGCATGCACCTAAATCACAATATCCAGATAAATCACCTCATCGTAGTATGGAAGTACCGATGACTGAAGCCATGAAGATGTCATTAGGTAAATAAAAATGTCATCCAGTAGTTTCGCTGCTCGATTGGAGAAAATCGAATCGTATTATAATGCGCGAACTACTCGACATATTACGTTCGAAGAAGATAGGACAATTATACATGCCGCGGATTCAGATAAGATTTATATCCCCTCTCCAACTGGTAAACGTTTTGCTGCTAGCCGCGGTTTTGTGGACCTTGTTATCGGTCCATACGGTAGTGGAAAATCTACTATGTGCGCTCAGAGAATCGTCCAATCCACTTGTAATATGCCCTATTGGCACAATGGAAGAAGAAGAAGTCGATGGGCGATCGTTCGGAACACTTCAGGTGAGTTAGTTTCGACAACATTACAAACATGGTTAACATGGTTTGGTGATTTAGGTGATATTCGTAAACGTCAAAAACCATTACTTACTTATGAACATACATTCAATGATGGATTAGGTATTGTTGAATTAGATTTAATCTTCATAGCATTGGATAGACCTGATGACGTACGTAAAATCAAATCACTTGAACTCACAGGAGTTTATTTAAATGAGCTTTCTGAACTTCCACAGAATGTCCTTTCTCACTTCAAAGGGCGCATTAATGGTCGGTATCCTAGTCGTAGTTTCTGCCCTGAGCCTTATTGGTCTGGGATCATTGCTGACACAAACCCACCAGATGAAGACCATTGGATATTTAAAGATTTCGAAATAAATATCACACCTAGTTATAATGTATTTCATCAGCCATCAGGACTCATCACAGATGAACAGGGAATTTTTATTAAAGATGGTGATGGAAATTATATACAGAATGTTCAGGCTGATAATGCTATGCATCTTAGCGGGGATTATTATCCTAAGCTTGCCGAGAAGCAGTCAGAAGGATTTATCAAAGTATATTGCGGTGGTAAGTATGGTCTTGTCGAATCTGGCAAGCGCGTCTACCCAGAATTTAACTACGACATCCACTCAGTAAATCATATCGATGCAATACAAGGCGAACCATTATATCTTGGATTTGACTTTGGCTTAACACCAGCTTGCATCGTGGTTCAAGTGACAGCCCGGGGACAGATTCTGGTCCTCAAAGAATATCTTGCTGATGATATGGGCATAAAGACATTTGCCAATAATGTTGTCATTCCACAATTGGCGATCGATTTCCCTTATTGTAAGATTTCAGAATGGGCGGAAGCCGATCCTGCTGGCATGCAAGGGGATCAAATCATGGAAGAGTTGTCTTGTATTGGTGAACTCAATACATTGGGTATTCCCTGTAGAGCGGCGACTACGAATGATCCTGAAGTACGTATTAATTCCGTACGATATTTCTTAAATATTATGTTGGATGGCAAGCCTGCATTTCTGATATCTCGTACAGGATGTCCGGTGACTGTTAAAGGATTTATGTCAGGTTATCATTTCAAGCGCATGTCCATTTCTGGCGATGAAAGATTTCAAGACAAACCAAATAAAAATAAGTATTCTCATTCTCATGATGCGTTGCAATATAGGCTAATGCCATTTGCTGCAGATAGGATTATTGGAAAGGTTGATAAACCGACAATCGATCCATTTGCGAATAATACAGTGTTTAGATGGACAAATTAGATGAATGAAAAAGAGTTTTATAAACACATAAGATTAGCTATAAAATTATCAATGAATAGATGTTATAGAGGTATTCATTTTGAGGAGTGCGAAAAAATAAAAGAAGCAACTATTCGTTCTCTTTTTCGTGAATATAAAATAGATTATCCATTTAAGGAATCTATATGCAAATAAACAATGACAAAGCATTCGATCATCAAGTTGAATCACAAATAGGTTTAAGCGTTCAGAATTTTACTGATGCGAAAGATAGTATCTTCAATAAAGAACAAGAGTTATTTTATCGTGCGACAGATTATCGAGGCTCATAATGGACATGCACGAATACAATAAATGGATGGGCATGCCGAAGTTTTCGGTTACGGAAATTTATGTCGATCATCTTGATGCCATTGTTATTACCTTCGGTCATTTGAATACCAATGAGAAAGTAAATATTTGCATCGATTATCCTAGTTCGCCTCATGCATTGGCTGTTGAATTGACAGATGTACTTAATTCTTTATTGAAATCATTTTATTTGGCGAAGAAGGAGAAAAAAGATGCCATTCAAATCGAAATCTCAAGAGCGTGAAATGTTCGCTAACCAACCTAAGATTGCGAAGAAGTGGGCAAAGGAAACTCCTAGTATCAAATCATTGCCTGAACATGTTAAAAAGAAGAATGCTAAAAAGAAATAATTTAACTTAAGGATGAGACTATGAAGAAGCCAGTAGATAAAAAAGATATGAAGAAAATGGAAAAGAAGATTGAAAAGAAAGATCGCAAAGAAGATAACAAGATGTATGAGAAGAAAAAGAAAAAATAATGTGTCCTGATTGCAATGGAACTAAATTAATAGAGACCGAAACTATTATTTTTGGTAGGCCGTACTGGAAAGATGGTGGAATGGTTTATGATATTAAAGGTAAGAGTGATTGGGCTATGACTCAATGCCCTTGCGTTGGAGAAGATGAAAATGATGTTACAACTTAATCCTACCATCCCTGTCTATCATGAGAAACATGGAACAGGATATGCTCTTGGATGGTTAAATCTATCCCAAGAGCATCATCTTATTTGGATAGTTGCATTTGATAAGACAGGTGAAGTATGGGAAATTCCTAATCCTGAAATACGACTACAATTTAATTATTCTATGGGAAGGGTTCAATGAGCGGTTGTTATCCATTACAAACTTGTGTGCATGGTAGATATCATGGACAAGAAGAATGTCATTTATGTGAATTAAAGAATGAATTAATACGGGGCTATGCTGATCTCAATAATCGTATTAATGGTCTTCATTGTAATAAGCTTCAACAGATTGAGCTTAATCAAAAGGCTGAAAAAAAATTAGGATTATTGAATGAATATAAAAATAGACAAATAGATGAAAATAGAAAAATCTCCGAAAAAGTTGATGGATTGGATGAAATAATTAATAGGATTGATCATAAATTTTGTTTTGCGACGAATAATTTGGAAGATTTAGTAAATAAATTACAACAATCGAGAGACGCAAATTCAAAAAACAATAAAGAAATATTTGAAAGGATTAAAAAATTAGAAGATACAGCTAATAATATTTGCAATGCATTAGAAAAAGATCGGGCACATAAAATTCCTCATAAATGTCCTGTTTGTGATGGCGTCGGAAAAATCAAACATCCTCTAAATGGATTGTTGATGTGTAAATGCGAATCATGCGAAGGCAAAAGAATTATATGGGGATAATCAAGCGCATACTATGCTATTTCACATCTCATAAATATGGAGATATGAAATATGATTTATTTTGTGGAGAATTACCTATATGTTATTCGGCGTGCGTTAAGTGTGGAAAACCTATAAAATGGTCAGAAGTTTATCGTAAAGTTAAATAATTGATAAGGATATCAATCATGGTTCCATATATTAATTTAGTCATCGAATTAGGATTGCCTGGCCAGGCGCAAGATGGTTCTACAGTTCGTTTTATCCGAATGAAGTGTGGTAATACGTTGGCACAAGTCGTTGCTGCTGGTTATTTAAACCCTTGGTTACATAGTCAAGGCGGTTCAGTTTATGATTCCGATTTCTTCTTTGTTGCAGCTTCTGATGGCAATCAAATCTATAAACCAGTTATTGGCGCTGATGGTGTCGTTACATTGACAGTGTTACCATAATCTCATTATCGGGCGTAGTTTAAGTAAAACGCAGGGTCGCTCCCTGAGACCTAGGTTAAATTCCTAGCGCCTGACCAATTATCAATTTTGTAGTAATTAGTAATTCATTAGTACTTCTCAAGGATGAGAAATATGGAGCGAGACCCTAATGATGTTAATCAGGATTTTGATCCTGAGAAACTGAATGAGATGGAAGAAAGACGTATCAATCGTCTAAACGAAGCAGGAATTGACGAGAGCCAAGTTCTTGTTCAAGCTGGCAAGCATCTCAATATTTGGCAATCCTACTTCGGCGAAAACATTACACGCGGCAAAGATGATATGAATTTCGTCTTGCGTGATCAATGGACTGCGATTGAGAGAAGCGAATTTACTCGCCTCTTTAAACCTGCCATGACGTTTAATAAATTGTACGATACTGTAAAAAAAGTAGCAGGTGAGCAACGTAAGAACAAACCAGATTTAATAGTCCGATCATTGACAGGTAAAGCATCTCAAGAACAGATAAATCTTCGAGCTGATCTAGTACGTACGATAAGCTATCAATCTCAAAATGATCTTGTTTATCAAACAGCATTTAAATCAGCCCTTATGATGGGTTATGGCGCATTTCAAATTGTGCTAGATTATGAGTCACCAAAATCATTCAATCAAGTTATTCGCTATGAGCTCATTTCTGATCCTACTCGAACGGCATTTGATCCGACCGCCCTTAAGCCTCATAAGGGTGATGGCAATTATTGCGCTCGTTATTACGTATTTACTAGAGATGAGTTTTTCGCTACTTATCCATATGTTACAAATCCTGTTAGTTATGTTGATCCGTATATGCTCTTGGACTTCCAATGGCAAACGCGAGACACCATAACAGTATGTGATTATTTCGTTAAAGAATGGTTTCCGATAACCATTTATAAATTAGCTCCCACGCCTGAATTTCCACGTGGCCAAGTGGTCAATGAAGTAGAACTTGAGAAATTGCGTAAAGATTGGAAAGTTCAATTAACGATTACGGAAGAAACACAAGAAATTAAGAAGATGGTCAAGGCAATGGAACCTCAGATCGTCAATGAACGTCAGACGCAAGATTATCGCATCATGCACTATCGGATGATTCGCGATCAAATCATTGAATTCTCTGAATGGCCAAGTAAACAATTACCGATTATATTTGTCGATGGCGATAGTTATTTTATCGAAGGCAGACAGTATACAAGGTCATTTATCCATGAAGCTCGTGATGCTCAAAAATGCGTTAATTATTTCGGAAGCGAGATCGCTGCGGAAGTCAAAAATAGACGCCGTGAGCAGTGGCTGGGGACTCCAGACAACATATCCGGTTATGAACAGGATTGGCGCAACCCTGAGTTACAGATGGGCATTTTACGTGCGAAACCCGATCCGAAGACAGGACTCATGCCCGTTAAGCAGCCACCGTGGGATCTCTCCCCGGCTATTATGCAAAACTTTCAACGAGCTACCCAAGATATTCGTGAGATTCTTGGCTTCAGTGAAACGGAAGCGTTACAGGGGCGGGATATCTCTGGCAAAGCAAGACGTGAACGTAAACTTGAAGGATCAATGAGTGCCTATGTATTCCAAGACAATATGAACCAAGCGGTTGAACAAGGTGGACGCGTCGTAAATGATCTATTGCCTTATATCATTGGTGATGATGAACGCACAATGGTATTAAGCAAGAAAGATGGTAAGACTGATTCAGTTACCATGAATGAACAAGATCGTGAAGGTAATATTAAAAATGATCTTGGTGATGGCGATTTTGATGTTGAAATTAATGCAGGCCCATCATTCGCAGTTCAGAAATCTGAAGCATTGGAATTCTTCCAAGAAACCATGGCAAATAATCCGCAAGTGTTCCCATTGATTGCTGATTTATGGGCATCGAATCTTGATATTGAACAAATGCCAACGGTGAAAGATAGATTGAAGACATTAGTTCCGCCTGAAATATTAGCGAAAGAAGAAGGTCGACCACCTCCACCACCTAAACCAAATCCACAGGCCATGATGATGGAAGCTGAGATGAAGTTTAAGCAAGAAGAGATTAAAAATAAACAGGCTGAAGTTCAAGTGAAGATGCAGAAATTGCAACTTGAACAAGAAGAAATTGAACTTAAAAAGGCCGAGATGTTTTTAAAGGCGCAACAAGTTCAAGATAAATCGACTGCTGAAGTTTATAGTCATCAATTGGATCTTGAGAAAGCTAGAGCCGTTCATGGTCATGATAAACATAAATCAGAAATAGACTTTGCGCATAAGGTTTCATCAGTATTAGCTGATCTTTATAAGCATGATACAAAGTTAGAACATGAGAAGAAAAATAAAGCCAAGGAATAATCTTGGCTTTATTAATTATTTTATAATTTGATTGGTATCAATTATTAATTCGTAATTTTGACTTAGATCAAATTTAACGGGAAGACTTTGTGATGCAGGAAAATTTAATTTTTGTTTCAGTAGAAAACTAAAATGGCAATTATCTGATTTTGAAGTAGTTGAAACAGCATAGGATGAAATGGCTTCAGGGTTTTTTATAATCAAGAAAAGATGAGGTGAAGATAATGTTGTTAATACACCTACTCTACTGCCTTTTTTATAATCTAATAAGTCAGCTATCTCTTTTCCAACATAAACGGTCACAAGATTTTTATTAAGCTTATTAATATATCTTATATAAATATGCGATTTACTTAGTTTTCTCATGCTTTTATTTCCAACGGCTAGCCATTCTTCTTCGCTTATTTTTTTAATTAAACTGAAACTATCCTCTTTCTTCTGATTATTTAATTTAACTACTTCTAATGCTCTTTTTAGATCATTTATATCTTGCATTATTTTACATCCTTATAAGCAAAAATATTATTAGCGAACCATTTATTTAGTTCGTCGACGGAATAATAAACTTTTCCTTTATCTTGAATTTTTATAAAGGGAGGAGGTTGTTTTTTGTGACGCTGTTTTTGAAACCAAGAAACTGAATAGCCATAAATATGGCTAGCCTCTTTATCAGAGATATATTTGACACCGAAAATTTCAATCATGTATCACATCCTGTGATTAGGTTTCATTTAAATTATTCCTCTTCAAATCATTTCAAATCCTAGCAGTAATAAATTGTTAATTCTAGAAATATCTAGCGGTAAGAGTAAAATTTAATCATCACGGAAATGGATTCCGTTGGGCTTCCGAACAGCCTTACAGTTCGCGGGCACAAGAATTGCCGAGTGGAGTCAGTATGGATAGCGATCAGGATATGTCGGGTAACGACACGGAAAGTTTGACTGGTGATGTATTAGATGGTTTGGGTGTGCCCAAGGATGCGATGAATGACGAAGGTCAGGAGTCGGGGGGCAATGAGAACACGGGTGAAACGCTTGCTGTTCAGAAACGTATTAAACAGTTAAAGCGTGCTCACGAGCGGGAAATGCGTGAGATGCAATCCAGGATGGATGAAATGCAATCACAATCTCAACCGAACCAAATGAATAACCAGCAAATGAATCCAGATGAAGCCGGTGACGGTGGAATCAATGATGCGATTCACAAGGCAGTTAGCTTCGCTCTCCAACATCGGGATATGGAGGAGAAAAAAGCTAAAGATCATGAGTCAAAGCAGCATATTGCTAAGCAATATCAAGAGTTGAATAAACATCTTGATCAGACCTCAGATAAATATGATGACTTTGATGATGTTGTACGTGGAGAAGCCCCGTTCACGGCACACATGCGAGACGCAGCATTAATGTTACCCAAAAAAGGCCCAGGAAGTGCAGGCGAAGTCCTGTATCGACTAGGCAAAGATCCTGAATCACTCGCCCGTATTGCAAAACTCCACCCCGTAGATCAAGCGTCAGAATTAGTGGCTTTAAGTCATGCCTTGATTAGTGGTGGTGAGCAGAAAGGCTCGCCCAATCGTCCTCTTGGACAAATCAAGTCAAACCCAGTCGTTAATTCTGTCGGTGTAAATGAAAAAACGCCGGTATCTGATATCAGATCACGGATGAAGGCCGGAAAGTTTAAATAACTTTTCTTACTTCAAAACGGACGAATTTATTCACGGATGGAGATGGCACGATGCCTAATCAATTTATTACTACGCAATTGGTATCAAATACTGCATTGGCAATGTTTGCTAATAACAGCCCTTTTGTTATGACTGGATCACGGATTTATCAAGATGACTTCCAAAATTCAGGATATAAGATCGGCGACACTCTCCAAGTGCGCAGACAGAACAATTTTATCGTTGGTGATGGTTCTACTGCTGTCCCACAAGACATTATCGAAACGGTTGAGAACATTACAGTTGCTCACCAATACCATGCACTGATCGCTTATACCGTTCAGGATTTAACATTACGTATTGAAGATTTTAGTCGTATGTTCATTCAACCTGCGATTCAAAATATCATCACGCAAATGGAACGAGATATTTGTTCTGATGCAGAACAAGAATTGTATTTCTTCCAAGGTTCAGCAGGAACCCCTATTAACTCCTTCTCAACTGTCGATTTAGCTGGTGCTAAATTATTAGAACAAGGCGTCAATATTGCATCAGATGCATATCTGGCAATGACAGTACGAGATGGTTCATCTTTGAAGTCTGCTTTACTCAATAACTTCACACCTGTATTCAACGAAGAAATTGTGCGCCAAAGCGCGATTGGTCACTTATCATACTTTGACATTTTCCAATCTCAAAATATTGTTAATCACGTTGCTGGTGCGGGTCCTACCTTGCATCCAGGTGATGCATTAACGGTGAATGGCCAGGTTAACTCTGGTAATACGATTGTATTAGCCGGCGCCACCGGATCAGTTGTTAATTACTTCTTGCCTGGTGACTTAATATCGATTGCTGGCGTGCATTCAGTGAATCCATTAAGTCGTGCATCAACCGGTCAAAACATGCAATTCGTGATCACGGCTGCTGCAAGTTCAAGTGGTGGTGGTGCTATAACAATCACAGTAAGTCCAAATATCATTAGCTCAACTTCTTCTCCATTGCAAAATGTGGATGGCCCAGTGTTAAGCGGTTCGGTAGTTTCTGTGGTTCCATCTTATAACGTCAACGTTGCATATCCTGCACGTGCGTTAGATATCGTTTGTCCTCCGCTTTATAAACTGCAAGTTCCCTATGCTTCCGTTGCGGTTGATCCTGAGACGGGCTTATCGCTCGCCGTGACTCAGACTGGCGATATCTTAGGTTATCAAAACTTAATGCGTCTCGACATTCTGTGCGGCTTTAAATGGCATCCTCAATATGCTGTTAAATTACTCTCATAAGGAATATGGACATGATGAAAGATAGATATGATGGCGCTCCAGGGAAGGACGCAGCATTGGCAAATACTCGCCAACGACGTTATGAATCGGAACATATGGGCAAAGATAACTTTGTTAAATCAAAGCAACGTGAATTAGATAAATATGCAGGTAAAAAACCTGAGATGAAAGCTGACATGTTTGAATTTAATGCCAATATGCAGAATAACGGTGCTTGGGCACAAGAATTCGGCAAGAAATTGACCGCAGGTTTGGACAAAGTGGCATTCCCTGTCGATGGTGAAGGTAATGATTCCTAATATTGATTAATGGTCAGTTATTAAGAAATTCTTAATAACTGATTCTTTCTATCATTAGGGAGACAAAGGAATGTCCCAACAGGTCAAGACAACAAATGATGTCATTGTTAATGCGCTGTATTTGATCGGCGAATTAGGCGTTGGTGAAACGCCAGATGGTTTCATGTTGTCTACAGGTTTAGAACTTATTAATGAGTTACTTGATAAGTTTGCAGCGGACAGTATTTATATTCCTTATCTCACGACATTGGATTTTAATTTAGTCGTTGGAAAAGATACTTATTCTGTTTCTGATATGGTTCCATCCGATATTCGTGCAGATCGTATTGTTGATTTATCATTTGCAAATTATTTTGTACCTGCGAATGGAAATCCTGCGGGCGCATTACCCATTTCGACTCCTTTTACCGCGGATAGTACCACATCGTTGCTGACCCTTGCATCGACTGTTTCTTATCCGACGAATACGCCCGTAACGATTTCGACAACTGGTATTGTACCATCTCCCTTCGTTGCGACCACTACCTATTACACAATTCAAGTGAGTCCAACAACTTTATATTTGGCCAGCACATCGGCTAATGCTTTATTGGGTATATTTATTCCGATTTTGAATAATGGATCAGGACAAAATATATTGACCGCCTATAACTTTCCGACGCAGCCCGTAAATGCGTCGTTAGTATATCCAATGCGGATAATCAATAAAGCAACTTATTGGAATGTCGTGCGTCAAACAAATTTATTAGCACGACCTGGTTTTATATTCTTAGATAAGCAAGCGCAAGAATCATTCCTAACGGTATATCCAGTTCCTGATCAACCTTATGCGTGTAAAGTTCAGGTGAAATCAATGCTGAATTTTCTAAGCAACCAACAGTCGATTGGTGAATTGCCTCCGAATTATTATGGTTTCTTGAAATATGCGCTGGGTCGAAAATTCCTTGCTTATTATCCATCAGGTAATTGGCCTAAACAAAATGAAGATGAGTATGATGATTATTATCAAACCTTCAAAAATTGCAATGAGACAGATTTAACAATTCGTCCATCTGTCACCATGACTGCACCTGAGCCGTTCTATTGGCCAAACATATTGAGTTATTAATATGCCTATTGAAGATTATGAAATCGTAGGTAGTTACAATAATCAGCGCGTGACGAATATCGATGCTGAACGCACGATTAATATGTTTGAATATCTTGATGCAAAAGGCAAGAAACCAAAATCATTGTTACCCACATCAGGAATTTTAAATACGGATTTAGTTTTCACGGGTTCTATTGGTGGGTTTCGTGCTGAATTTGTTTTAAATCAATTTGAATATCTTGTTATAGGTACAGATATTTGGCGTAGAGATCAATTTAATAATTTAACAAAATTAAATAATGCACCCTTAGCAACAGGATTTGGATATGTAGGAGTGGATGCAAATAATAATGCAAATGGCGAACAAATATTATTTGTAGATGGCGAAAAAGGGTATATCTGGGATACAGGGACGGATGAATTTACATTTGACGTTAGAACAGTTGATCCAGCATTTCCAGCGGCGCCAGTTGATGTGTGTTTTATTGATGGATTTTTATTGGTCGCGAATGGTGGCACTAATACGTTTCAGTTGTCAGCGCTTAACAATGCTTATAGTTGGGGATTGGTTTCAAATACTTTTACGGCTGATAGTACAACTGATTTGTTAACCGTTTTAACAGATATGCCAACAGGTTCCGTATTTGAAGTGTCAACAACGGGATCTTTGCCCGTTCCATTAGTCGCAGGAACACCTTATTATGCAATAAGAGTTAGTACAAATCCTCCAATGCCTTCTAATACCATTCGAGTCGCAACCACTTTTCAAAATGCCATTTCAAATATTTTTATCGATATTACCAATAATGGATCCCCAACAAATACCATTACAAATGCCGGTATTAATCCCACTGGAACACAAGCATTTGCACCTGGTCAACTACAATTAGGCGCAATCAATTCTCATCCTGGAAATATTGTTGCCTGTCGTACATTACATAGACGTGTATTTTTATTTTCAAATAATTATACTGAGGTTTGGGAAAATGCGGGCATTGGAACAAATCTTCCTTTGCGTCGAAATAATGGATTGCTGATGGAGTATGGAACGCCATCAATCGGTTCGATTGTGACTGGTTTTGATAAAATGATTTTCTTATCACAAGATCGAGACGGACTTGGATCAGTGATGGAAGTCATCGGCACAGAATCCATTCCGATTAGTACACGTGCATTGGATTTCCAATTAGCTCAATATGCACAAGCTCAACAAATAAGCGATGCGCGCGGTATATTCATTAAAGAAAATGGCATTATTTTCTATCGATTAAATTTCACCGCAGCCAATCATACCTATGTTTATAATGTGACCTTAAGCAATCCTCAAACGGAAGAAGGCAGATTATGGCATGAGGAACAAATATTAAATGGTGATAGACATCCCGCACAAACCCATGGTTATTTCTTCGGAAATAACTATTTTGGAAGTTTTGATCAGCCAATTTTATATCAAGTGGATAGTGCATTTGTTACGAATGACGGTGAACCAATACCCAGAATAAGAATTGGCCGATGTTATGTGCCATCGACCTATAATAGAACCCGCGTTGATCGTTGGATGTTAGATATTGTCCAAGGTTTGCCAATTATCAATAATTTAACAAATATATTAGATTTATTGGCCGAAAACGGTAACACGATTATCACCGAAGGTGGTCTTGATATTATTTTGGAAGAAAGCTCTAACAGTCCAATATTTTTAACTATACAGCCGCCAGTATTTTTATCTGTTTCTAAGGACGGTGGCGTGACCTATGGATATCGTCAGACAGCAACTATGGGCGCCATAGGGGATAGAAAACATCGTACAATCTGGCGCAAATTAGGTGTCATCCCAAGAGGACAAGGATTTATTCCTAAGATTGAATTTTTTAGTGAAGTACCTTTTATTATTTTGGGCGCTGCTTGGTTTTATGAAGTATTGCCGGAGTAAGTATGGCAAATAGTATTGATCAATTAAATTATTATGATCCACTGACTAAAAATAGTCAGGATAAAATGAGTGAAGAATGGATATCGCAAATAAGCTCATTGATTGATGTGTTAGTCAGTTATTTACAGCCTTATGGAATAATGATTCCACAACTTACGACCGAACAAAGAAACGAAATACAATCGCCAGTTGAAGGGCAAATGATTTATAATACTGATGCAACTGTTGGGCCGCCTGCGAGTGCTGAAATACAAGTTTGGCAAGTAAAAGCAGGTGTTGCCGCATGGAGAATAATCACAACAGTTCCATAAATCTAAGGATGAGATGATATGGATCCATCGATATTGGCGAGTATGTTTCAAGGAATGGGTGGTGGTTCAGGCGGCGGCCAAGGAATGATTGGTGGTGGTCATCTAGCTGGAATAGGCCAAATATTAAGTGGTCTTTTTGGTGATTCAGGTGCGCCTTATGAAGATGCCATGAAGCAATATGAAAAATGGGGTCAAAAAGGGCAAGAAGCTCAAAACCCTTTTATGAATATGGGCAAACAGGCTATTCCTCAATTTCAAGAATGGTTGCAAGGTCAAAAAGATCCATCTTCCTTTATCAATCATTTGATGAATGGTTATCAAGAATCGCCTTGGGCTAAATATCAACAAGATCAATCTTCACGTCGATTTGGTAATTCGGGATCTGCATCTGGTATGACAGGTTCAACACCTCTCATGCAAGCTGAACAACAAAATATGCATGATATATCATCTCAAGATCAAGGAAGTTGGCTTGATCGTGTTTTGGGTGTTAACACTCAATATGGAAATGGATTAAATAGTCAAATTCAAGGTGGCCAGCATGCCGCGGATTCATTGACTAATCTATTTGGCGATATGGGTAATAGAATGGGTGAAGCGGCTTATGGAAAGAAAGCCGGTGAACAACAAGATCGAAATAGTATTTGGGGTGGATTGTTCGGTTAAAAGGAATTAATTATGGCATTACCATTACCGAAAGTAGTTGCGGATGTTGAGCGTGGCGGACCGTTTGTAACGGCTGCGCGTGGATTAAACGCGCTGAAAAAAGAGAAATCAGATGCACAATATGCGCCTTATACTAATTATGCAAATGCATTATCTAAGATTGCTTATGCGAAATATGCACCTGCTAATGCAATCGCGCAAATGATGTCTGGCCCTGGTGCTGCACAAATGACAAAAGAACAAGCAACTGCCTTGGCATCACAATTTCAAAATATGGTGAAAAATTCTGGAGATTATTCGAATAATCTGCCTGTGCCAAATGGGGGAGGGAATATTTTCGGTGGAAGTTTAGCTGGAAATATCGGCGGTATGGCTATGAAAGGATTAAAATCCATATGGGATAAGGTTATGCCTGGCGCGCAAGTCGATGCTAATGATTCTGGCAATCCAATGAATATGCCTCAAACGAGAAATGATTTTACACCTATGGATCAATTGCCTGAAGGATCAAATAATCAACCTCCATCCATGCCACAACCACCTAAGTCTAGTGGATCAAGATTTCAAAATTTAGCGCAATCATTAAGAATGCCTGGCGCACAAGGTGGTGAAAACGCCAATTCTGGTGCAGAAGCAGAAAAAACTAGATTGGTAACTGGTGCAGGCGCTGAAGCTTCATCTCAAGTTAAGCAACAAGCTGAAATGGAAGAAAAAGATATCGCTGCTTCCAATGCTTCGGTTGAAATGACTAATCAAATTAAAAAATTAAGGGAATCCAGAAAAAGATTATATGGATTTGAGAAAGGAAATGTATTGGGAATTCCATTAGGTTCTGGCCCTGCTATGACATCGGCTGCTCAAGAATCAGATAATGCTAAGCAAAATATCGCTAATACCATCGCATCAATGGCTCAAAGCGGTCATATCAATGTAGCGGATAGAGACATTGCCAATACAATGAAAGCAGGTAGAGAAGTAAATGATCAAGCATTCGAAAATTTAACTAACTATGCAGAAGGTGCTGCTCATCGAGTAAATGAAAAACCGGCTTTTAATCGTGCTATGGCTCAAGCTGGATTAACCCCATCGGAAACTCAAATTCTATGGGCAAATTATAATTTGAATAAACCATTTTATGATTCTAACTCTCATCAAATTGATGATCATAACTTAGGAAGTTGGGAAAAGTTTTATGGTAATACAAAAAATATTGAAGCAGCGTTTAGTCCTCAAGCACAAAAGAAAATAAATGTATCGCAAAAAAGTTCAGAGAAAAATATGTCTGGTATTTCTGCTGCCAAGAAAAATCAAAAAACTCCAAAAGGAAAAACACATATAAGAAATAAAAAAACAGGTGAAACAGGCTATATTCCTAAAGATAGACTAGAAGCATATCAGGCGAATGGCTATGAAGAAATTTAAATTCGATACGAGTGATTTTGAACCTACTAATAGTGGGAATAATTCATTTAATCCTCATGATTTTGAGCCAACATCAAAAAATGAAGGTACAAAACCAATTCATATATTTTCAGGAAAAATGAATGAAAACGAGGAAAATAAATTTAAAAATGAATCTAGGAAAACATTGATAGATGCTTCTTTGGGTGGGGTTCAAGGCATTGCAAATATTCCTAGTGGAACGGCTGAATTATTGAATCCAACTTCCCATAAAATTCCGAGATTTGATTTTGCCCCCAAAACTGGCGCCTCACAAGCTGGACAAATCGCGGCACCATTTCTAGGCCCTCAAGGTGTAGAAATGGGCGCATTAAAAGCCCTTCAATATACTCCAAAGGCATTAAATTATCTTACAAAATTATCGAATGCTGCTAAAGCGAAACCTGTTACTAATGCATTATTGAAAGGTGGTAAAACAGCAGCAGAAGTTGGCTATATTAATGCGTTAGAAAATCCCGATAATGCTAAACATGAATTTATGAAAGGCGCAGCATTTGGCGCCCCATTTGGTGCATTAAGTTCTGTAGCCGCACAAGGCGCTAAATATGCCACGCCCATTGCAAAGGCTGCAATGGGCGCCTTAATTGGTAATCAGTTTGGTCATCCGTATTTAGGCGCTGTAACAGGATTAGGCTTCCCAATTAGAGGGGCTTTAGGAATGGAGCCAGCTAATAAAATATCTGAGGATATGTTATCTGGTTTGAATGAAAAAGATGTGATGAAAACTGTCAATGCAAATAAACGTCTTAGAACTAATATAACGCCTGGTGAAGCAAGCGGCAATTATGTAAGAGGCGCTCAAGAAGGCGCGTTGAAACGTACGGCTGGTGGTGGACAATTAGGTTATAGATTAGAAGAAGGCGAAAAATATAAGCAAAATAATGCTATAAATCGCATGCTTGATAAAATTTATAAGCCGACTAAAGAAAATGAAAACAAAATAAATACTTTATATGAAAAGGCATATAAACAAGATGTTGATCCAGCTATCGTTGAAAATATGATGAAAAACCCCACAATGCGCAAGGCAATTGAAAATGTTCAATTAAACCCAGCCTTTGAAGGAGTTGCTCCAAATAATTATAAATTCCTTGCTCAAGTAAATAGAGAATTGAGAAATGATATAAATTCATTATCTAATTCGGCCATGGGTTCAGAAAGAATAACTGCGCATCATCTTGAACAGAATAGAAAACCATTTGATAAATTCTTAAAAGAAAATAATCCTGATTATAAAGCGGCAACTGAAGTTGCACATGGGAAATTAACGCGAGAAGAAATAGAAAGAAAAGGTAATAAAGATTTAGAAGACTTAACGGCCAAAACTTTTTATTCTAAGTTTCTAACCAATAGAAAACCTTATAAAGAGTTATTGCAACAAACTTCTAAATTTCCAGAAGCTCAAAGTATGATTAAGGATATGAGGACTGGATGGAAAAATTTGTCTAATATGAAAACAGTTGGGCAAAGTGAAGCGCAAGCAAAATCAAATATTGATAACCTAAGAAATATGGGGAGCTATATCATTAATATGGTTAAAAATATGGCTGGCGCTAAAGGAGATATTGCGAGGCTTAAATTTATTTATAGTCCTGACTGGCAAAAAGGATTTCAGCAAAGAGCTTTAATTCAAGACAGAAATAAAAGAATAAATGAAATATCGCATTATATTGTAAATACCGGATTAAAAGCTGGTATCGCCAAGAATAAAATTGATAATCTTATTGGCGCATTAAATGAAAAAGACTGAATCATAAGGATATGATAAATGGCAATTACATTTTCGATCCAACCTAATCCCCATTGGGTCATTATTGATAACTTTTCGAAGTTACCAAATGGCGCGGCCATTTATACTTATAGTAGTTTAAATCCTTCGCAATTTAAGCCTGCGTTTCAAGATGATAGTGGTGATCCTGATAGTGCTTATGGCCAACCCATTGTTGGATTTGGTAATGGAACAATGCCTCCTATATTTTGGGCATTTGATTCTGATAATCCAGATGATACTTATTATATTCGAGTTTATGATTCAGCAGATCCTACCATACAAAATTTTCTATGGGATTTTGATGGATTATCAGGTGCAACTAGCGGTGGTGGCGGAACCATTGTTACCAATAATAGTATTAAAAATTTAATTACGAATGGTCAATTTTATCGTAATGCTGGAACTATATCATCAGTGAGTACCTTTCAAGTTTTAGCACCGAGTAATAATGCAGGTTATGTTGGAAATTTAGCGGATTCTAGTGGGCCTGCGGCACCCGATATTATATTTGCAAAAAGTAATATATCGTCTACTGATTCTATTTCATTTCCCAATGTACCTACTAATACCTTACCGGGAAATGCAGCCTTAGCACCCAATCCTACTCCTCCACAATATTTTAATTATACTTGTTCGGGTGCAGGATCAGGCGAGACTTATAAATATTTACAATTCCCTATTGTGCAAGGTTTACAGAATTTAAGTGGTGCCACAATCAGTATTAAAATTTATGCACGCTTAAATAGTGGCGATGATAATGTGACTTTAACTTTACGCCAGTTCTTTGGAAATGGTGGGGCGGCAACACCTGATTTGTTAACACCTATTAGTGGTATCACAGATCTAAATAATACTTGGCAATCATTCATTTTTAATTCGATTGTTGTCCCAAGCATTGCAACCAAAACATTAGGTTCATGTGGAAATGACGCATTATTTCTTCAAGTGAATATGCCATTATCACCGGCATTAATTAATTTTGATTGTGTCTTGGCATCTGTTTATGTGAGTCCGTCCGTCTCCAATGTAGATTTTAATACGAATGATCAGACTGATTCGATTATTAGTTTGCCGCGTACGGGTGACATTAGAATGGGTTTAAATTCATTTTCCCCATTTGGTTGGGTGCCAATGAATGATGGCAGTATAGGAAGTGCAGCATCAGCGGCAACGACTCGCGCTAATATTGATACCTTTCCATTATTCGATCTCATTTGGAATGCGGTTCCTGATGCTAATGCACCTGTTAGTGGAGGACGCGGGGCAAGCTCGATTGCAGATTTTGTCGCAAATAAAACCCTTACATTAACATTACAAACTGGTAGAGTCATAGCAGGCATATCAAGTACTCATTTAATTGGAACAACAGGTGGTGCTGATACGCATGTTAATACACTTAGTGAACTTGCAGCACATACGCATGGTCCTGGTGCCGGTACTGGCTTTATCAATTCTGGAGCAGCTAGCAATCTTTCATTTGGAGCGCCGGATGTGACTATTACGACATCGGGTGTTACGGCTTCCTCAGGCAGTAGTACGGCATGGGATGTAAGACAACCAACAGTTTATCAAAACATTTTTATTAAGCTATAATGATTCAACAAATGGAATTTGTGATCATAAATTAAAAGGAATTAATATCATGGCATTAACTCAATATAATCTTACTCCTACCTTAACGCCTGTCAGACTTTGTGCAACCTCAAATCAAACAGGCATCTATTTCAATGGCCAAGTAAATAATGGTGTTGGCGCAACCTTTACTTATGCGACCGGTGCATTAACCATTGATAGCGTTGTTGTAAATGTAGGTGATCGAATTTTACTTCAAAATCAAACTGCACCCGAACAAAATGGTATTTATGTTTGCAATGTGGCAGGCGCTACAGGCATCGCAGCAATATTACAGCGTTCCGCTGATATGCAAAATATTGAACAAATTCGTGGTGGTTTCTATGTTAGCGTTTCAGCCGGAACTGTAAATGCAAGTTCTATCTGGTGCATCATTGAACCTTTACCAGCTCACTTTGGTCTTGATGGCCTTGTTTTCTCAGCAGCATCTGCATCTGGATTAGGTACCTTAGCATCACAAAATGCGAATGCTGTGAATATTACTGGTGGCACCATTGTCGGTATTACCGATTTAGCCGTTGCTGATGGTGGAACAGGCGCAAGTACGGGTCCACTTGCCTTAACTGCATTAGGTGTTAAGCGTGCAACAACCGCTGCTTATGCTGGAGGTGGAACATCAAACGCTTTTACCGCAACAGGTTTAGCATCAACCGATATTGTTGTTGCCACGATTCTTGCGTCTACGAACTCAGTTGCAATTACAAAAGCTGTTCCAACGACCAATACCCTAACCGTTACATTCAGCGCCGATCCTGGTGCCGGTACAACCGTCCAATGGCATGCATTGCCTGCTTAAAAAGAAAAAGGGGACAAGACGTCCCCTTTTTATTACTTAAAAGGATTTTAATTTATGTCTATGCCTTATTCTTTAATTCCACCCTTAGACCCGAATCTTTATACCTCACAAGTTCGGACACTAAGCGGCCCTGCTCGTACAGGTACCGTCACCTATGATACGGGTTTCACCAATTCTACAACTCCTCCAGGTGTATTGGAATTTTGTCGATGGATCTATGTCGGCACGACTGGAAATTTAGCCTACACCAAATGGGATCAAACAACTGAATTACTGCCTAATTTAGCAGCCGGGATTTGGCATCCTATTTTTGCGATCAGTATTTTAAGCACTGGATCAACGATTGCTGCTTCTCAATTGAGATGGGGTAGCTAATGTGGTCTTTGGGCAGTGTGGCCATTCTTTATTATCCATTATCTGGCGAAGAAGTTCCTATTCCGCCGAGTGGATTCTTATTGCTGACTGACCATACCAATTTGTTAATGACA